TTATCTATTGATTCTAATACTGCTCTATAATATTCAAGCTGGGTTTTGAGCATTTTATTTTCTAATGAAAGTTTTATCAATCTTTTTCTGACATATTTAAATATTCGTAATAATCCTATCATTGATACTCTTTGATCGGCTCATCTTTGTATTTATGTTTGAGGTACTGTTTGCCCTCTTTTTCTAAGATGTTATATTCTCCCCAAGAGCCAACTGTTTTATACCCATTATTCACATCCTTGCTTAGCCCTATACTAATAGATTCTTTAGTATATAGTGTATTAGTATCAGGCGATAGGTGGTGTTGAGGTGGTTGCGTATCATCTATGTACTGATATTTGTCATAGTTTAAGCACTCAATTATACTTACTTTTCGGCTAGGGTGGTTAGAGGTGGGCAATAGGTGGTGTATTCTGACATTAATCATCTTCCTATTTTTAAGCCTTTTAATAAAAGTCCTCATTTCAGAATAAGTAATACCCCATATCTCAGCATTTTTTCTTAAAGGAAATATTAATTCTGCCTTTTTTAGAAATATTTTGTTATCTAAAAAATTTAAGGTCTTATCTCTATGAGTTGCCTGACTAATCATATAAATCCATATTGCACATTGTTTTAGATTTTTAAATACAGGAGATTTCCATATCTTTCTCCAAACTAAAAAATACCCACTATTGCGTTCCATTCTTCTATCCTCTCTCTCAGTTGTTTTTGTAATTGTTCTTCTGTTCCATATTTTGACTCAAAAGCTTTTTTGCCTAAATGCACCGATATTTTACCTGTCCTATGGTGTGAAGCACATAAAGGCAAAATGTTAAAATGTGAGGGTCTTAGACCCATTCCTGTATGCTTTCTGATGTGATGTATCTCTGCTGGAATATTTAATCCATCTTGATGACAGGCAATACATCCATAATTAGATACTGCTTCCATCCACTTTCTCTCAGCTAAATTTGGTCTTTTTTTCATATTAACAACATCTGAGTAGTAATTTTTTTTCCTAAATCATACTTTATGTTCTTGTCTTTTGGATATGGAAACTTTTTAAGTTTTAAAGTGTTCATAAAATTTTTCTTGTGCTTTTTATTGCAGTTAAAATAAATATACCTATGTTTTCCCTTGACTTCTTTTTTAACTAATTTAAGTTTTTTTATAATTTCATTTGAATCAGGTATAAATTCATAATCTGTCATTATTTTGTCAAATTTATCATCAAAATTTAATATTTCTTTAAGTTTTATCCAATCATCAATTTTAGGAAAGCTAAAGCCCGAGTCTAATCTAAACCAGTGAGCCGCAGTATCTTTATAACCAAATATCTTATCTAATTGTCCAGCAGTATAATTACCTTTAAAATTTCTTAAATAATTACCTATTTCTATCTTGTTTATTAATTCTTCATTTTTTCTTCTTTTAACTAATGACACTTTTAGTTTATTGTTTTTTTGATAATGACCTATATTTCTAAAATGAAACTCTTTACCATCTTTATCAATTAATTGAGATAAATTAGAACTTTGACCTGTATAAATAAAATTAGTGGCTTGATATATATAACCTGAGTGATTCATATTAGGATCTGCAAAAGAAACGATTATTTTAGGTTTTTTTAACATTTTTATAGATTTTGACACAAATTGACTTAAAGTATTTTTAGGTAAATTATCATTAATTACTAAACGATTTAACTCTAAAACATATTGTGCATTTTCTTTACCACATATACTCTCGGCTAAAGTTGAACTAGGTGGCATACCAAAAGTTATTACTCCCTCAATCATTTTTTCAATATATAATCCAAAAGCATAACTAACAGAACAAAGTCTTTTTGCATAATGTTTTTGCAATATCCATTTTTCATAAAAAGATTTATTTATTGGTCTTATTATCATTTATTCTAGCAATTAAAATTTCTATTTTCTTTTCCATACTATGGCAGTTTTACCATAAGGGGTTTCTCGTCTTTTACCACTATCCTCTACCAAGTTTAAAATCTGTAATTCTCTACATCTTGCAGTTACAGAACTTAATGGCATTTCCAACTCATCAGCTATTTGATAATTAGTTGATGACTCAGTTTTAATATACTCAAAAACTTGTTCTCTTTTTGTCAGTTTATCTTTTTTATTTACCCAAGCTGATTTGCTTGTGTCTGTATAATTATAAGCTTGATAGTCTAGTTCTAATTGTTTCATAATAGTATTGCTCCCAATATAAAACCAAGCATGAAGCCGATTATACCCTCTCGGTAATATAACGACCACATACTTAGCTTTTCTTTTAGTTTATTAAAATGGTGGTAAATCATCATCAAAAGATTCTTCAGGTTGCTTTCTAGCAACTTCTACTTGTTGCTGTTGAACCTGTGGGATTGCTTGTGCGATTGGTTTCATACCATCTACATTAGGTTGAGGTTTAAATGGTTTAATCATAATAAAACTTAAAACCATTTGTGTATCTCCTTGATCGTATTTATTTGGAGTCTCAATAGTTTGAGTTTTAGCCATCCATTTACCTGTATAACCTTGTTTAACAAAGTTTTGTACTCCCTCTGTTAAATACCATTCGTTTATTTGTGATAGCTTATATTTTTTCTTTGTTAAGCTACAAGTAAATAAACTTTTGGCATCAGCCTTGTATTCAAACTTAGGTGATTTTTTACCTGTGGGTCTTAAATACAATGTTAATGCACAAAAAGGTGTTCTTTGTTGTTGTTGATACATTAGTTGCTCCTTTGTTTGTTATATTCCAAGTTTCTTTGCTTAAAATCTTCTTCTAAGCTATTGAGATATTTACAAGCTTTGAAGCCTTTTAGATACTTAGGCTTAATTTGAAATATCCTCATTTCTACATCCTTAACAGGCTCTTTTGGAATATTAATAACTGCTAAGAACTCAACTTTTAAATCGGTAGAATCTTCCACCAATTTTTTATAAGTATGAATTTGAATTGGCATATCAGGGTAAAAATCCTTAGATGTTTTAAAATCTAATATTCCAATCTTACCTTTATACTTAACTAAGGCATCCAATGTTCCACAACAATCGATTTCTTTGCTGTAAAAAGTTTTCTCTGTTCCGATTACCTTAATTTTTTTGCTATCCCAAAACTTCTTAAACTTTGAAAACATAGTTTTTAGCGGCTCTGAGTTTGGAGTAATGACTTCTTTACCATTGATATAATCTTCAGCTAAAGAGTGCATATTAGTCCCAATGTGCATAGCATTTTCTTTTATTTGTTTTACCCTATATTTAAGTTCATCTAAAAGTTTTTGAGTCTCGTCTATAGGTTTCTTATTATGTTTTTGTAGCTGTTGTAATGCTTCATAAACACAATTCTCACTCCACCACATCAAAGCACCTTTTCCAAACCTTTCGCCTATGATTGTAGTGACTCCTTTCTTTTTAACACCATCAACAGTATATCTTGCACCTCTACCTTTGGGATTAAAAAGAATTGTTTGTCCATCTTTTGTTTTAGTCTCTATTGTTGCCATATCCATTCCCTCTCTTTGTTAAAAATTTATAGCCATTCTCAGTAATTGGCTGAACAAAATAATTTCTGTCACAATTAAGAAATTCAGATAATTTTAACTCATTAATAATACTTACAGCATTTACACCTTTTTCGTATTTTTGTATTTGCTGAAATGTAACATTAACTGCATTAGCAACTCTTGTCTGAGTATAGCCACGCATTAGTCTCATCTTCTTTAATTGCAAACCATAAATCTTTTTCAAAACTTTATCGTTTTGATGATCTGAAACACCGAACATATTTAGATTTGGTGGGATCAAGTGACTTATCTCTGCAATCTTATCTTGGTTTTTTATTATCATAAAAAGCCCATTCCTTTCGTTCTCTCTCTGTCAATCTATTGAATTGCCCTTGCCAACAAGTCCGACAGAGTAATGACTCGTTAAAAAGGGTACTTCCTACAAACCATGCTAATTTATCTGCTTTTTCAGTAAAGCACTTAGCACAGATGAAAGCTAGTATTTTATCTTTCTTTGATAGTTTAGGCATTAGTTCAACACCTGATGATTTCGACCCAAAAGGCATTTTCTATAAATGTCTGTATATTGAGTCTCAGCTTTTGGAGACATAATCCAAAAATTTATATTACCAAAAAATGTCGTATTGTTTTTTGCAAGTTTTTCACACAAAATCTTATCGTTAGAAATTTCACTTGCGTTAGTTGTTTCAAACTTAGACTTGCCTTTTGTATCAATAATCGGCTCAAATTTGGCACACCCATTTAAAAAAGCGACAAGTATCGCTACTAAAAGTATGTTTCTCATAACTATTTTTCCTCTCTCTTTATAAAGTCGCTGGATGATATTTTATTTGGTGCATCTTCCAAGCAACCTGTTTCTTTTGAAACCTCAGTTTCTTTAGCTTTTCCAACAAGTCTTGTTCTCTCACTATTTGCTTGTCGTACTTTGCCTGAAGTTTCACTATTTGCTTTTGCATTTAGCTTCTCCTTTACAAAGTTTTCCACCTCTATCACAGGTGTTTTGGGATGAAATATAATCCCAAAATCTTTATAAACTTCTTCTAGCAAATTAAATGACTTATTTCTAGTGTTAATTGATAATATTAGTTTAGTCATTATATATACTCCCATCTACCTGATTTGCCTTTTTCTTTTACTTCTCCAGCTTTAGTAATTTTAATATCAACTTTCATTAATGAGTTATAAAATTGCTTATCAGATTTATTGATATATTTGATTTGATTTTTCTTAGTCATTTTTAAAACTCTTTTTGGTAAAAAAGGTTTTGCAATTTCTAACCTTAAATCATCTCCTTTTAATTTATTTAACTTATTGTAATTTACTTTATCCATTTGCTCTCTCCTTTTTAGGTTTGTTTATTTTAGGTCTTGTTATTACAGTTAAAGGCATTAAAAAATCTGTTTTATCTTGAATATGATTTTTTATTGTAGCTTCAACAGTAATTTTGTTTCCAATTTGGAATTTTGCATCTCCTCTATATTCAACTAAATCTTTTGAATTACCAAAATAAATTAATTGATTATCATTAATATCTTTAAATCTGTGAACAAAACATAATCCATATTCTCCACTAAAAGAATATATGTCTGTAATAGTTAATTCTAAATTTAATTTTTCTCCGATAGTTCCGATATGAGAATATTTTGCGTATCTAGCTTTTTTAGCTTCAAGTTCTAAATTCCATAAATGATCTTTATGGTCAAGAATATGTTGTTCGTGATATTGTGGTATTGTCCATCCTGTTTTCCAAGAATCTCTATACCAAATATTAACAGGAACATCAGAGCCAACATAATTTTTTGCTTTTGCTTTTGCTTCTTTTAAATCAGTTGATAATTTTGAAATATAAATTTCGCCATCATTTAAAATATAAAACACACCCTCAGCACCTACTGAGATGTGGTAGCCTGAGGGTATGTTGTCTTTATACATTATGCTCTCTCCTGTGTTAATAATTCTAAATCTTCTATTGGTAGATTTCTAATTTCATCTTCAGATAAACTTCTTAAATGTTCAATATGTCTTTGTTCTAAAAGTTCTCTTATGTGATGACGAAGATTTGACCAAGCATGATTAGGGTCTATTTGAAGTTCAAAAGTTTCTTCAATATTTACTAAAGAATCCATAGAATTTACTCTACCTCTATATAAAGTTATATATGGTGAACTCATACCAAGATGATTACCATGTTCATCTCTTTCCATTCTACCATTCCAAGATATTCTGACAAAATATCTATGTCTATAGCTTACCTCAAAATCAAAATTTATATTATTCATAATGTCCTATTTTAACCATAGTTAAGGTTGAATTACAACCTTTATTTTAACCGCATAAAACCTAGCTTATTTGACATTAGATACAACTAAAACGATAATATTTAATGTTTTTCGAATCAAAGCAAATCAGTTATAAATGATTCGTTATGATTTTTAAAAGTTTTATGATAGAGAGAAATTAATGCGAAAGCAGTTAAAGTATATTTTTTTCATAACAAATACTTTTAGGTTATGTGTTGGGCAGTTCCTCTCTCTCTACTGCCCAGCACCTTTAGAGGAGATAAAATGACAAAAGATGATAGAGGGAATTTAGACCTTACCAAACAAATAGAAATTAAAGATCAAGAAATAAAATCATTAAACGATGTTATTATTAATTTAAAAAATATTATTGATAGTAAAGAATCTGAAATGACAGCTATGACTTATGCTAATGATAGTCATAGAGAACTAAATGGACAATTAAGAAAAGAAATAGATGAGTTAAAAACAGACAATAAAAAATTAGCAAAACAAGTACAAGATTTAGAAATATCAGCTAAAGAAATGTTGGCTTATCCATGATTATATTTGGACACCCAATACATCGTAAATATACAAAATCAATTTGTAGATTTGTTTTAGCTGTAATATCAATTATTGTTTTTATATTATTAGTTGGATGTTCAAAATTAGACTTTGATCCAGCTACAGGTATTTTTAGATATGTTATACAACAGGAGTTAAAATGGAAACCATGAACTTAAATAGTAGAGAAGCTTATAAAAAAATGACAGAAGCAAGTAGCTTATGGTCAGAATGGGCAGAAAAATCAATTATATTAGATGAGGGTCGTAAAGCTATGTTTAGTAAATTGTTTTTAAAATACAAACTAGATACTAAAACAGTTGGAGAAGCAGAACACAAAGCAAGAACTGACCCTGAGTATAAAGAAATAATTAAAAGTTATGCTCATGCAGAAGCAAATTTAATTAAAGCAAAGCTTATGTATAATAATTTAGATCGTTATTTATCTGTAAGACAAACAGAAGTAAAAAGAGATTTGACTCTTGCTGGAAAACAAGAGGGATAAAATTCTTTAAGCGATAATGCTCCCTTAAAGATAGACCCATCAGGGAGACTTGGTGGGTCGCTAATGTTTTGTAATTTCTAATCCTGTAATATCAGTAGCTTCAGTAATTGGCTCTATTTTAAATTCGTAATTAACAAGTTTAACATCAGGATATTGATTAAAGTCTTTTAATAAAGATGTAAGTTTATTTTTTTGTGGGTAGTTATCTATAAATCTTAAACAAACAAAATGACCATAAGGTTGATAATCAGATTCTAACTGAAACTCTACTTCTATAATTACTGCATCGTTGGTCATCCATATCTATACTATTTTTTTCTCATAATGTCCGCACCTTTAAGACCATAGATCGCAGAAACTACTCCAATAAAAATTGCTTGATACCAATAAGGAAGATTTTTAAAGTATTCAAAGAATAAATCTATTCTATCACGAATCGTAGGGTCGTCAGAGAAAACAGACCAACCCAATAAAAGAATAGGCAAAGATACAAGAACCAAGACAAATTCATCTTTCCAACCATTATCATTACTCTCAATAACTTTCGCTTTATATTCAATTTCGCCTTTCGCCATTTGCTCGGCATGGTGCATTTGAGCATCTGACATTAATTGTTTTGTTCTTTGTTTATTTTGATAAATCTTTGCTCCTGTCTTTACACCCAAGCTTAATAAATTCAACCACATTATTTTATCTCCTTTAATAATTCACAATAGTGAATTGCTTTGTCTATATCCTGATTACCATTTTTTTTATCATAACGACATACATACTTAATTATGTTTCCTTGTATAAAACTCAGTTTATTTTTAGTAATAAACTCAATAGGCTGTATTTTAAAGTTCTTGTAGTGCTTACCACCTATTTGTCTTTGAGTAGCCTTTAAAAGCCCTCTATGAGCCTTTAATGTACCCTTTTTGTTCCTCATACAAGCTTTTTAATCCAATTACCTTTATTATTCAACACCATAGGTAAAAGTCTTGGAATACCATCAATTATAATACCACAACCTAAAATAAACCTTGTTTTGAAATTTTTAGCATAGGCAAAAGCTAATGATTTTTGATTTATTAAACAACCCACATTCATAGCAAAAAAAAGATTATCAGGATTAGCCCACCAAGATATTACAAACTTAGTATGATAATGACCTTGAACTGCTGACATACCCATAGTTTGAGAAACTTTTAATACATCTGCCGATCTTCCATGTGTAAAAAAACATCTTTGTTTATTTGGTAAATCTAATGTTAAATCATCAACCCATTTCCATTTTTTTGTACCTAAAAAATCACCATAATCTTTTAAAAACTCCTTACTCATTCCATATTTTAATGCTCGTCTATAAACTAAGCTTGAATGATTTGATTCTACTTCAATCATTTTAGGATATATAGATTCTAATTCTTTAACATATTTTCTTGATAGTTTTAATTCATGTCCAGCAGAATATAAATCAGGGTCGTGTGTGTGCATATTAATAGCATGAAAATCTAATAGATCACCAATATTAACAACAAAATCAGGTTTGTATTGTTTCTTTATTTCTTTTAAAAATTCTATTGAGTCTCTGTGATGATATGGAATGTGGAGATCAGATATAACAAGTATTCTTTTATAGGTCATTATAAGACCTATACAACTATTTCGTGAGTAAGTAAAGTAATTGACCTAAAACTAAAAGACCAACAGCACCTAGACCATATAAGATTCTGTCTATGTCTTGCTTCATGTGATGTAGATGATTTTTAATTATTAAATCAATTTTCTGATTTACTAATTTAATTCTTCCATCAATCTCTACAAATTTTTCTTTACTTGATTTCATTTTATTTTCTTTTTCTTTTTACTGCTCTTCTTACCAAATCTTTATCATAACTGCTAGTCCTACCTCTACGAATTAATTTATTTACTCTAGCAAAAGCCCAACTATTCATAGTCATTCCTCTACGAGAGCCTGAAGAAAGAAATGCACCTTTGCCTCTATTAAAAGATGCTTTTAAATCTGAATATGTAAATAACTTAGATTTTTTTGCTTTTGCTTTTAATGTTTTTACAACAGAAGCAGATAGTGGTTTTCTTCTAACAGCCATTATTTATACCTCGCTTGAAACATTGATCTTGGTATTCTTTGACCTCTTTTATAAGCTTCTGACATAGCTTTAATAAGACTTGCTCTAGCTGATCTTTTGCCACCTTTAAGACCTGATAAATATTTTTTAGGAATTTTTGTTTTCTTATCTTTTGCGACTTTTCTTCTTTTTACCATGATCTGAGTCTTTCATTAATCTACCATCAGGCATATAATGATAACCTTTTGGTGCTTTCTTTCTTTTTTTTTTAGCCATTACTTTTTCTTTCTTCTTTTACCCATTTTACTTTTCTTAGGTTTGTTCTTTCTTTTCTTGTCTTTTCCATGTCCATAATGATAAGGCATATTATTTTCTCCTTTTTGTTTTTTTAGTTTTCTTTTGTTTCTTCATAATAGCTTTTTGTAAAGCCATTGGTAGTTTCTTTTGTTTTTTTGTAAGCATATTATCTCCTATTTATTTGCATTTTTCATTACATTAGCCAAACTCTCACATCTTTTAGTAGTTTGTTTGTGCCAATTACTATCTATCATTTCTTTTGATGCAGTTTCAAGATCGTTGTTTTTTAAAGCTTCCCACATCTTTTTAAACTTCATTACTCTTGGTTTTCCTAATTGAAAACACATCTCTATTATTACACCTTTTATTATATGGTTGTTTTCTATATCTCTAAGAAGTTCATTAGCTGAATCATGTGCTATTTTAAAATCATTATCAAAAACTTCTTCAAGCATTTCTTTAGGATAAGTAGTACCCTCAACAAAATTATCAGTGGGTAATACAAGATGACCATAACCAATAGTAGCAAAACCCAAACTATCGGAATACACAGTATCCCTAAACCCCTCATGCTCTTTAATTCGTGACTTAATTTCTTCCATATATTATTTCTCCAATGTGTTATGATGTTGATAAATTTTATCATAATTACTCATAAAATTAAATATGTTTTGATAATTGCATGATTAACTCCTACCTTGCGTTGTTGGGTACACCATTGGAATTTGTAAAGGGTGATTCTGCGAAAGCCATGTATATGTATGGAGAACCTGATAAATTTACATCTGCATCTGTTTGTCTTAATTTAAAACCATTAGATAACATATCTCCTAAAATTATAGTTGACTCTGCATTGTTTTTATTAGGATATAATACTGTATCTGTTAAATTAAACGCATCTCTTTTATTATCAAATATGTGCCACCAATTATCACTATCAGTTCTTTTTAATAAAACAAAAGCTGGAAGAAATCCTGTGTAAACAAATGTCCCATCAGCATTTCCATTTCCTGTATACTTTCCAAATTTTGAATAGCCTTTAACATCTGCGAAGCAGTAGGCTATGTATGTTTTACCACTTGCATTTATACCATTTGCAGTTTTAACTGAAAATACTGATGATGTAGGTAATGTATCATTAAAAGCATCGTTTGTTGTTTCAGCATTAGTTGTATCTATATGTAAAACTTTAGTACTTGCAATACTTCCATGATGAACAATCCAATTAGTTACAAAATTTCTTACTTTAACTATTATCATTTTGGGTGTAGAACCTAATCCGTGTGCTATTGTACCAGCAGTTCCAGTGCCTGAATATGAAATTATGCTAAATCCAGCAGTTGTATTTATACTTCCTGTACTATCTATTGTTCCAACTCCTGTTGCACTTGCGTCATTGGTAAATGATGTACCAGCTTTCCAATTCCATGATGCAAAAGTAGTACTATTATCATTCCAACCTGCACCTAAACTAAAACCATTTGAATCAAAAGATGAAATACTATCACTTGTAGCTTCAGCATTTGTTTTATTTGATCTTATAAATTTTGTTGTTCCTCTAACAGTATCAAATATCCCATGATCCCCATGGGTGCTTCGAACTTTTAACCAGACCCAATCTGGTGACATATTTTCAGAACCATCTAAAGTGATAGATTGTGTGCTTCCATTACCTGTATGTAACTTTGTCTGAAAATAAAGTTCAGGATTATCTATAGTCGTATAAGCCATTATCCATGCTCCGCTAGGTTTTTACTACATAATGCAAAATATCCTGATGGTGGAGCATATTCAAAATTTCCAAATCCCTCTGCATCTGCATTACCTGATGAAACTGCATAAGGTGGAGAGCCGAAATT